CCAAAAACTAAAAAGTATTTCAGGCCAACGAAGGCAGGCGCCGGCATGACAAAAGCAGGTGTCGCTAAATATCGGCGTGATAACCCAGGAAGTAAATTAAAAACAGCTGTTACGGGCAAGGTCAAACCTGGAAGCAAAGCTGCAAAGAGACGTAAATCATTCTGTGCAAGAAGTGCAGGACAAATGAAAAAGTTTCCAAAAGCTGCTAAAGACCCTAATTCTAGACTGCGTCAGGCCCGTAAACGATGGAAATGTTAGATGATTTATCGTGTAAACACTGCGGACACAACTGTCATTGCGGTAATGGAGGCTCGTGCAAAATCGAAGATTGTGGCTGCAATAACTGCGAACACAACGCTTTGGACGAGTTTTGGAGGAGACTAGATGCCACTGAACAAGAAGGGTAAGAAGATACTGAAGTCCATGAAAAAAACTTATGGTAAAAAGAAAGGAAAAACTGTATTCTATGCTAGCATTAACAAGGGTAAGATTAAAGGCGTGAAAAAGGGTAAGGCAACTTAATTATGGAGCATAATAGAAGAGCACAACTACAACAATTTAGAGAAATGCTTGACGGTAAAATAGGAATGCGTCAACCACAAAGTTTCGATTTTAGAATGGTTCCTGAAACTAATTTTGGTTTCCGAGAACGAGATAATTTTCCAAAACCAGCTCCTATGCCAGGCGCTATAGAATATCCAGATTTTTTCTATACTCCTGAAGGCAAATTTATTGATCCGATGGGTTCTAGTCGAATTATGGGAGGAACACCAGGCAGAGCGGAAGAAGGTTTTGGAAGAGGTAAAGGCAGAGAAGGAGCATCTATTGCAACGTTGGACTTATCAACGTTGAGTGTTGAAGATTTAATTGATCGTTATGGTATTTCAAGAGAACAAGCAGAAAAAATTGTAGAGTTCAATAAAAATAAAATGTTAAAAGGAATAGATAAAGATGATTTTTTGAAAAGATTTGAAGATAGAACTAAAACAGGCAAGGGTGAAAAAAATTTACTTGATGCCATATTGCCTTTTATAAGTCCAGGAGTTGGAACTTCAGGCATAATGAAATTACTATCAGGAGAAAAAGCAGGCAGAGATCGACTTCAAGACGGTGGTCGTATTGGTTTTGAATCAGGAACAAGAGACGGTCGTACAGTGGGTATGAGTAAGAACAGAGTCACACAACTTCTCGCCTTGAGAGAAGAGGCCGTGGATAAAAGGGACGACGACAAAATAATACAGATAGATCAAGAATTATTTTCAATGGGCTATAGATTTCCAAACGCTTTGGGTGGTCGTATTGGTTTTCAAACAGGAAGAAGAGTGTTACCGGTAGAGATACCTACTCCCGCTGACGAGATGAGCGGAACGATAAAACGACTTATGGAGGAAGGCGGGCTGTCAAGAGAGGCCGCAGAAAAAGAAGCAGAGATAATATTATTTGGTCCGTCCGCAATGAAGCTAAGAGATTCTAAACAAGGCATTGGTTCAATGATAGCCGCTGCAGATGATGAAGACGAGTACAAATCACCTCCATTTATTGACGATCCAGAAGGAAGAATGGAAACAGACGAGTTTGAAGCAATTAGACAAATTATAGAGTCTGGTACGTTAACTAAATTAGATGACGATGAGTTGCGTAGGATGTACGATAGTATGGTAGAGAGTGAAGCTGGGATTAAATTATTAGATGAATATAACATTAATAGTTTTGAAGAGTATAAAGACTTTATCAGTCGTATAAGAAAAAGACCTCAGGGCATTGAAAACGTAATGCCAACAATGGTGGCTTAACATGGCCATCGATAGAGACATGCCTCTCAAAGAACAAATGAAGTTCGACATCAGAGCACAGGAAGTAGATATTATGGAAGGTGATCCGCAACTTGATGCTGATGGCGGCGCAACAATAAATTTTGGTGCGCCTCAACCAATGATGGGCGGACACAACGAAAACTTAGCCGACAACATGAGTGATGGCGATCTTGAGATGATCGCAAGAGAACTGTCCGATGCGTATGACGGTGACAAAGAATCAAGAAGTGATTGGTCATCAACTTATGCAGAGGGGCTAGAACTTTTAGGCATGCAATATGAAGATCGAACAAATCCTTTTCCTGGTGCGTCTGGTGTATCTCACCCATTACTTGCAGAATCAGTTACACAGTTTCAAGCACAATCTTACAAAGAATTATTTCCTGCAGGTGGCCCTGTAAAAACACAAATCATGGGCGCTATCAACCCGCAAGTAGAGCAACAATCACAACGTGTAAAAGAGTTTATGAATTTCCAACTTACCCACGTCATGGAGGAATACGAACCCGAACTAGATCAAATGCTTTTTCACCTCCCCCTATCTGGTTCGGCGTTTCGTAAAATATATTTTGACAACACTTTAGGCAGACCTGTTTCTAAGTTTGTCTCATCAGAAGATTTGGTCGTACCATACGAAGCAACAGATTTGCACACATGTTCTAGAATTACACATGTTGTGAAGATGATGTCAAACGACCTGCGTAAGTTTCAGGTGTCAGGTTTTTATCGTGACATTCCTGTGGGCGAACCATCTGAAGGCGACCCAAGCGAAGTGCAAGATAAAATTGACGAGCTAGACGGCAAACAAAAAACATATACCAAAGACGATGTATACACATTACTTGAAATGCATGTGGACTTAGACTTGCCGGGATACGAAGATGCCAATGAGGCAGGCGAAGAGACTGGCATTCGTTTACCATACATTGTAACTATAGAGGAGAACTCAAATCAAATATTATCAATAAGAAGAAACTGGAATGAGACTGATCCACTTAAAATTAAAAAACAATATTTCGTTCATTACAAGTTTTTGCCAGGTCTTGGTTTTTATGGTTTTGGTCTTATCCATATGTTGGGTGGTCTCACAAAAACCGCAACCTCTGTATTACGACAGCTTATTGATGCAGGGACACTCGTCAACTTACCTGCTGGGTTTAAGGCTCGAGGGCTAAGAATACGTGACGATGACCAACCACTAGTTCCTGGAGAGTTTAGAGATGTAGATGCACCAGCTGGTGATCTTCGTGCATCTTTGATGACACTGCCATACAAAGAACCATCAGGCACACTATTTAATTTACTTGGTTTTGTAATCGACAGCGGCAAATCTTTTGCAGCTGTGGCTGACATGAAACTTGGTGAGGGCAACGAAGTCAACCCTGTGGGCACAACTATGGCGTTACTAGAGCGTGGTATGAAAGTTATGTCTGCTATCCACAAAAGAATGCACGCTGCACAAGGCAAAGAATTTAAGTTGCTTGCAAAACTTTTTGCAGAAAGTTTACCAGCAGTTTATCCGTATCAGATTGTTGGCGGCAATCAAGCGATCAAAGCACAAGACTTTGACGCACGTATTGATGTGATACCTGTATCTGATCCAAACATATTTTCTGTCACACAACGAGTGACACTGGCTCAACAACAATTACAGTTGGCACAAGCAGCGCCACAAATGCACAATGTGTACGAGGCTTATCGAAGAATGTATGAGGCAATGGGTGTGCAAAACATTGACGCTATTTTAATGCAGCCACCTCAACCACAACCAAAAGATCCTGCAACAGAAAACTCTGAGATACTTGCAGGCATGCCGGCACAAGCGTTTCAAGGACAGAACCACGATGCACACATTGAAGCACACTTTGCTATGATGAACAGCAGTGTTGTGAAAGCGAGTCCAGTGGTCATGGCAAACTTACAGGCACACATCATGCAGCACATATCACTAAAAGCTCAAGAAGAAATACAACAAGAAGTTATGGCACAAATGCAACAACTGCCACCTGAGCAACAACAAATGATGCAACAACAAATGATGATGGAGATGCAATCACGTGTTGCTGAACGTGAGTCAGATCTGATTGCAGAGTTTGTGGCAGAGTATGAAGACCTGTTGAAAAACTCTGGTGCTGACCCACTGCTCGATTTCAAACGCGAAGAGTTAGAGGTTAAACAACAAGACATGATGAGAAAAGCAGAAGAGGCAAGTGAGAGACTGGGCTTTGAAAAGAAAAAGGCGCGTGATAAAAAAGCAACTGATCGTGCGAAGATTGACCAACAAAAAGATGCCATTGCACTTCGATCTGCGATCGCAACAGAAAAATTAGAAAAAGATTCTGTCAATAAAATTATGGACAAAGCAGAAAAAATTACATCGAACATGGATAAAATAACATCTAATGTTATGAAGCCAAATGGAGGATTATAATGCCAGGTCATACAGGTAGTCACGGCGGTGGTCCGACAGGTCCGGGGGGACAATCTCCAGGTCCTCAAGGTCAAAAAGGAGGAGCAGGCGGAGGCAGCGGCAGCGGCTTTGGTGGAGGACAAGGTGGAAAGTATCAAGAGAGACTACAGCAACAGCTTCGAGCTGAGATGGAAAGAAGACGAAAAGCAGAGGAGCAAAGATTAGCAAGAGAGGCAGAACAAGCTCGTGAAAGACTTAAAGAACTAGCGGCTAAAAAAGCTGCAGACGAAGCAGCAGCAAAAGCAAGAGAGGACGCTAGAAACAGAGAGTTAGCAGAAGCAGAGGCCGCTAGAAAACAAAAACTTGCAGAGGAAAGACAAGCTCGATTACAAAAAGAGGATGAAGAAGCTAGAGCACTTCGACAAGTAACGACTGATAGAACCAAGGCAAACTTATCTGAAAGTTTAGTTAACAAGTTAGCGCCCGACACTTTAAAGTCTTTGATCGCTGGAGGACATGGGATATCTGGAAATGTGTTCGGCGGTCTTGATGACGACACAAAAGAAAAGGTAGTGGATGTAGTTCAAAGCATAGATCGAGACATTGCCACGCAAGCCAATATAGTAAGAACAGACTTGGATCGACTCGCAGGTCTAGGTTTTTTTGGTCCGTTAAAACCTAATGAACAGCCCACTACTAGTAGTTTAGCGAGTCAAAGCATTGATCGTTTAACGGATAAACAGAAACAACAACTAATAGATAGAGGTTTTGATTTAAACAATCTTGCTTTTACTCCAAGTGAAGGGTTGTTTGGTTTAAAACAACAAGCACTAATTAGAGATATCAATACAGGAGAAATTGTTGCACGACCATTTGAAGGTATAACAGGCCCAATTGGCGCAGGTCTTGCTGCACTAGGTGTTGACACCAAAGGAATTAGTTTTCCAACAGATCCTATGGCAGATCGTGGAGGTAGACAGGACGAGCGTCTAAGAGCTCTTGAACGACAGCAAGATCAACAACAGCAAGAGCAAGAGCAAGAAGAAGTCTTGTCTGGATTTACTGGAGCCGAGCGTGGTTCGAGTCCGCAATTCATATCATCTCTTCCTGTAAGCGGCATCACACGGTTACCAGCTGCTACAAATTATATGGACTATCTTAAGTCTGCATTCACTCCTGTAAATTTAGCATCACCTTTTGGCGGAGCGTTTGGCAGTAACCCAATTTATGGCCCCACATCCGTTCAGTCAGCAATTCCTGTGCAGGCCGCACACGGTGGTTTTATAGGATTCATGGACGAACCATTGAACATTATGTACCCAAGTAACGGAAATATGGTTGTGCATGATGGAATAAGTGGTATATTGAAAAAATATAAAGAAATTAGGTCAGAGTTGTAAGCTAGATGGTGTATTCTTTAGTAGGAGTCAAAGGTGGAAAGACCGTTGGCATAGGTAAAGGCGGCAAACCAAGCTACAAACGCAAGAAAAAAAGAAAGGTTAGACTGAAAAATGGACGGACTTTGGTTAGGCGATAAGATTTTACGTCTTATTCGTGACAAAAAAGAACAAATTACCACATTTGTTATGCAAGGGAGCACTACTGAGAAGCAAGATTATAATTTTATGATTGGAAAACACCGTTCTCTTGAAGAAATTGAAGACGAAATTAAAGAAATACTCGACAAAGGAGAAAAAAATGAGTGATTTAATACTTCCAGAGCATATGGCGAAAGCCAGACGCAAAGAAAAGGCAAAAATTGCAGAAAAAGGCAAAACTGCGGCTGAAATAGAGCAAAAACAGAAAGAAGTCGAGGATATATACGGCGAAAGAGAGTCAAAATACATAGATCCTGACAATATTGACACTTCTGTAGCCGAAAAACTGCCAAAACCAACTGGTTGGCGCATACTTATATTACCATATATGGGCGCAGAAAAGAGCAAAGGCGGCATTATTTTAGCTGATCAGACTCGTGAAAGAGAACAGTTAGCAACCGTTTGCGGTTATGTGTTGTCCACTGGCCCTGATGCGTATGGTGATGTCAATAAGTTTCCAGAAGGTCCATGGTGCAAAAAAGGCGACTGGGTTATCTTTGCACGTTATGCAGGATCAAGATTAAAAATTGATGGTGGTGAATTAAGGCTCTTGAATGATGATGAAATACTTGCTATAATACAAGACCCAACTGATATTTTACATATGTAGTTGGTCTTGCAAATAAATAACCATGGAGATCAAGAACCATGCCCGAGGCACAAAAAGAACAAGCACAGGACGATAAACTCGTACCTATCGACACCAGCGGTGAGTCCGTTGATGTTGAATTAAAAGAATCCAAAGTAACACCCGTTGAAGAAGAACAAGAAGTTGTTGAAGAACAACAAGCTGCACCTGAACCAGAAAAAACGGAAGAAGAAAAACCGTCAACGGACAAAGGTGAGCATGATGAGTACAGTGAAAAAGTTAACAAAAGAATCGCTAAGCTCGTTGGTAAACTTCGTGAAGCAGAGCGCAGAGAAGATGCTGCTGTAAGATACGCAGCGGGTTTAAAAAACAAACAAACAGATCTTGAAACACAACTGCAATCGTTGAATCAAAACTATGCGTCAACGATGGAAACAGCATCAACTTCACAGGTTGAGGAGGCTAAATTAAGATTAAAAAAAGCGATCGAAGAGGGCGATGTTAATGCGCAAGCAGATGCACAAAGTATTCTTGCAAGAGCATCACTTGACGCTGAGAGAGCAAAGATTCAAAAAGAACAATTAGAGGCACAAGCCGCAAAGTTTAAGGAGCAAAAAGAAGAGACGGCTCCACCTGTTGTAGAGCAACAAGCCCCGCCACCACCTGACCCAAAAGCACAACAGTGGGCAGAAAAGAACGAATGGTTTGGCAAAGATGAGGCAATGACATATACAGCTTTTGCCATTCATCGTAAGCTTGTTGAACAACAAGGATATGATCCACGATCTGATGAATACTACGAAGAGATAGATCGTCAGATACAAGAACAGTTTCCAACAAAGTTTGAAGGAGAAAAAAGCAAAAAAGTGGTTGACCAAACGGTTG